CTGGCCGCATACAGTCGAACATTACGCGGCGGCGATGGCTATAACACGGCGCGCATGGCCGGCGGCGTGATCGGCAATGACCACGTCGCGCGCTTGTATCGACGTGCCCGCGCATAGTGTGCATTTAGCACATGTGGAGCGGCGCTGGCCTTCGGCGCTGGCGGGACATACAGTCTCACCGGCTTGTTTATCTACGCCGATCGATACACGAAAAACGCGCATGCCTAGAAGGTTTGCATGCGCCGCTTGATCGATGCTATCGGCGCTGGCCATGACAAGCGGCGACCACGCGGCCGCGTCAAAATCGGCGCGCTGCCATTGGTGCGTGTACCCGCGATAGCCGGCCGCATATCGGGTTATTTGATTCCACATTTTGACCGGCGCGGCGAAGGGATCGCCGTAGGTGCCTAATCGGACAATTTTGCCTTGTAACGCGCGGGCGATTGTGGCCGGATCCGCTTTGACATACCGGCCGCGCTTGTATGCGTGGTAAACCGATTGCACCGATTTGCCTACTTGAACATAGCACGGCGCGGCGCCGGTTTGCTTTGCCAATATCGGCCGATGTTCACAATCGCCGCATATAGATTCATCCGCGCCGCTTTGCAGCGCGGCCATGGGCGCAATATCGGATCGGATAATGAAAGTTTGCACAATCGCGCCGGTTTTGTCATTTTTGCTGGCGCTGTCGATTTTGTTGACAATTACAACAATCGGCGCGCCGTCGATCTGTGACGCGCCTTCATAAGCGATATAACCTAGAATTTTGCTCATACTGTACCTTTCATTTTGTGTGGACTGTGGCCGGTGCAATATCGCGCCGGTGAATATAATGTAAGGGATTGTCTTGCACTTGTCAACAATTATTTTCTAGGGGTTTTCCCTTAAAGTGTACCCGCGTACCCGTGGCGTGGACTGTAGGCATGACCCACGAAATGGCCGCATGGAATAAGGGTTTTTGGGCTTTGTGGACTATGTGGACAATAAAATCAAAAAAATTAATTGACCATAAAAACTATTTCATATGGTGAAATGCTGCTATTTTTCGTCGCGCCGCGCTAAAAAAAAAAGGGTGGGTACATTGTCCACATGACCCACCCCAAAAGTATTACTTTTAAAGTTAGTGCCTACTAACTGGCGCAAAAATCGAAGTTAGTGCCCACTAACTTACCATGTGAGTGACCACTAACCAAGTAATGTGAGTACTCACTCACTTAAGCCTGGCCGTAAGTGTGTGGCCACTAACTTGCAGATGTAAGTGAGCACTCACTAACTTATGGCCTGTAAGGATGCAGTAAGGTTTATTTTGATTTGAGGGGGAGGGTAGGCCCCGCACGAAGGGCCAGCGCGTACGGAGGTTTCACGAACAAAATTTTTTTTATTTTTAAATAGCCCACATGACCCACAGTCTGATATATTTCAATCGCTGGCGCATAGCACCTGGTTTGACCAACGCTCCTTAACTTTGTATTTCCAGAACTCCCTGCGCTAGCACCAACATTGCGGGGTGGAGAAGAAGTATCTCGTTGGGCCCATAACCCAAAGACCGCTGGTGCGAATCCAGCCCCCGCTACCATCCATTACACTCGCGCACATGACATTCCACAGTCTTCCATTTGCACCGCGCAAGATCGTCGCAACCGAGGCGCGGTTGAACAAAATCTACGAAGCCGCCAAGCTAGGGCTTAAAGGCGACGCATTGGCGTTGGCTTCTGGCATGCTGCCAACCGAGTACCGGCAATTGTGCGAGCTAGACCCCATCGCAGACATGGCAGCGCTCAAGGGCAAAGCCGACGGTGAGCTGGAGATGTCCCAGTGTTTGCACAAGGCCGCGCAAGAAGGCGACGCCAAGGCGGCGCTGGCCATCCTGCAACACTCACACGGTTGGGTGGCCAAGCAATCCATCAGCATAGATGTCGATCAGCGCATCAGCATCATCGGCGCGCTACGCCAAGCAGAGTCGCGGGTTATTGATGTGATCGCTCACGAACCAAGTCCTACCATCCAACCCAAGATAAATGCAGAACACCATATACAGCGCTGAAGACGAACAGGAATTGATGGCCAGGCTTTGGAGTCCGGCAATCAAGGACAACCCGCTGGCGTTTGTAATGTTTGCGTTTCCTTGGGGTGTGAAGGGTACGCCGCTGGAAAACTTCCAAGGCCCGCGCCGCTGGCAGCGCGAAGTGTTGCTGGACATTGCCGAGCATATTAAGCTCAACCAAGGCAAGATGGATTTCGATGTACTGCAAGAGGCAATATCGTCTGGCCGAGGTATCGGTAAGTCAGCACTGGTCAGTTGGTTGGTGATCTGGATGGAGTCCACCAGAATTGGCTCGACGACCATCGTGTCGGCCAACAGTGAGTCCCAGCTACGCTCAATCACTTGGGCCGAGATCACCAAATGGCTGGCGATGTCGATCAACAGCCACTGGTTTGAGGTGTCAGCCACCCGAGTAATGCCCGCCAAGTGGCTGACTGAGTTGGTGGAGCGGGAGTTGAAGAAGGGCACCAGGTACTGGGGCGTCGAAGGGCGGCTGTGGTCAGCGGAAAACCCTGATGCGTACGCTGGTGTGCACAATTTCGACGGTGTTTTGGTAATTTTTGACGAAGCCAGCGGCATAGACGACTCAATTTGGGCCGTTACTGGCGGTTTTTTCACAGAAAATACGCCAAATCGCTTCTGGCTGGCCTTTTCCAACCCGCGCCGCAACACGGGGTACTTTTACGAAGCGTTTAACAGCAAGCGGGAGTTCTGGAAGACCCGCGTGGTGGACGCTAGGACGGTTGAAGGCACCGACAAACAGGTTTACGAGCGGATCATTGCGGAATATGGGCCAGATTCGGCGCAGGCGCACGTCGAGGTGTACGGCATGTTCCCCAACGCGGGAGATGACCAGTTTATCGGGGCCGACATCGTGGACGACGCCATGAAGAGGAAGAAGTACCAAGATCAGTCTGCGCCAATAGTGATCGGTGTAGACCCCGCACGGTTTGGAGCGGATGCCACGGTGATCGCCGTGCGGCAGGGTCGGGACATCGTGAAGATCATGCGGCACAGGGGCGACGACACCATGACGGTGGTCGGGCACGTGATCGAAGCGATTGAAGAATTCAAACCCACGCTGGTGGTGATCGACGAAGGTGGCCTGGGCGCTGGGATCGTGGACAGGCTCAAGGAGCAGCGGTACAAGATCAAGGGCGTGAACTTTGGAAACAAGGCCAAGAACCCGATCATGTACGGCAACATGCGCGCGCAGATGTGGGGCGACATGCGCGATTGGCTCAAGACGGCGAGCATTCCGAACGATAGGTTCTTGAAGACGGACTTAATTTCGCCTATGATGAAGCCTGACTCAAGAGGCACGATATTCTTGGAGTCGAAGAAGGACATGAAGTCGCGGGGGCTGGCGTCGCCTGATGCCGCCGACGCAATTGCTGTTACATTTGCATTTCCTGTGGCGCATCGTGAGTACACGGAACCGACGCGCAAGGTATACTCAGGCCAACGTGCCGTAGCAACTGGATGGATGGGAGCTTAATATGCCACTCGTTAAATCAAAGTACCCCGAGGCATTTCGCAAGAACATCAAGGCAGAAGTTGCTGCCGGTAAGCCTGTCAAACAAGCAGTCGCAATTGCCTATTCAGTCAAGCGCGAAGCAGCAAAACCAATGAAGAAGAAATAATGGCAGATTACACAGGCATCGCCGCAGCCGGTGCTGTGGCCAACGGTGGCGACAAGAAAACCGATTCAGGCATTTTGTCCACCGCCCGCACTCGCCTCAACATGGCGATCGCCGCGTTGTCTGAAAGTCGTGAAGACGAAATTGATGACCTGAAGTTCTACGCCGGTTCGCCCGACAACCACTGGCAATGGCCAGCGGACGTGTTGGCCACTCGTGGTGCTGTGCAAGGTCAGACGATCAACGCACGACCAACGCTTACCATCAACAAGCTGCCCCAACATGTACGACAAGTCACCAACGACCAAAGGCAGAACCGCCCAAGTGGCAAGGTTATTCCAGCCAATGACGACGCCGACGTTGAAGTTGCCGAAATCTTCAACGGCATGGTCAGACACATCGAATACATCAGCGACGCTGACGTCGCCTACGATACGGCGTGTGAAAACCAAGTCTCCTACGGCGAAGGCTACATCCGCATCCTGACCGAATACTGCGACGAAAACACGTTTGACCAAGATTTGAAAATTGGCCGCATCCGCAATTCGTTTGGGGTCTACATGGATCCCACAATCCAAGACCCGACAGGCGCGGATCAAAAATGGTGCTTGATCACGGAAGACATTCCCAAAGACGAATACGCGCGCACATACCCCAACTCTGCACCTATCACCACCTTGCAATCGCTAGGTGTGGGCGACCAAAATTTGAGCCAGTGGCTGACTGAAGACACTGTGCGCGTGGCTGACTACTACTACCTTGACTACACCAAAGCAACGCTCAACCTGTACCCTGGCAATGTGACCGCATTTGACGGTTCCCCAGAAGATAAACAATTGAAAGAGCTATATGGCAAACCTAAAAAATCTCGTCAATCTGATCGTGTCCAAGTTAAATACTGCAAGATTAACGGTTATGAAATTCTTGAAGAACGCGATTGGGCGGGGAAATACATCCCCGTAGTCCGCATCGTTGGTAATGAGTTTGAAGTCGATGGTCGCTTGTATGTGTCGGGTCTTGTGCGTAACGCCAAGGATGCCCAGCGCATGTACAACTACTGGGTAAGCCAAGAAGCAGAAATGCTGGCCTTGGCACCGAAAGCGCCATTCATTGGCTACGGTGGTCAGTTTGAAGGCTACGAAACCCAATGGAAATCAGCAAATACGCAAAATTGGCCGTATTTGGAGGTCAATCCAGACGTTACAGACGGTCAAGGTGCAGTACTGCCGTTGCCTGCTCGCGCGCAGCCACCTATGGCTTCCAGCGGTCTGTTGCAAGCCAAAGCCGGTGCATCTGAGGATATTAAGTCCACCACCGGCCAATATGATGCGTCTTTGGGTATGAAATCCAATGAACGCTCAGGCAAAGCGATCCTTGCGCGCCAGCGCGAAGGCGACGTCGGCACTTACCATTACGGCGACAATTTGGCCCGTGGTGTGCGCCACATCGTGCGTCAGTTGGTGGACTTGATCCCCAAGATTTACGACACCCAGCGCGTGGCTCGCATCATTGGTCTGGACGGCGAAACCAAGATGGTCAAGTTGAATCCTGATCAGCCAGAAGCAGTCCGCAAGATTACCGACCCGAATAACCCCGACGTGGTGATCGACAAGATTTACAACCCAAGCGTTGGCAAATACGATGTGGTGGTGGCAACCGGCCCAGGCTATGCAACCAAACGCCAAGAGGCATTGGAAGCAATGGCCCAACTGTTGCAGGGCAATCCGCAACTGTGGGCGGTGGCCGGTGACCTGTTCGTTAAGAACATGGATTGGCCAGGTGCCCAAGAGATGGCCAAACGGTTTGCCAAAACCATTGATCCTAAACTCATGGAAGACGGCGACAAGCCGCCCGAATTGCAAGCCGCAGAACAGCAAATCCAAGCGATGGGCCAAGAGCTTGACCAACTGCATGGAATGCTTACAAATGTTGGCAAGTCCATCGAAGCGCAAGACATGCACCGCAAAGATTTTGAAGCTCAGGTCAAAGCGTTTGAGGCTGAAACCAAGCGTATGCAGGCGTTTGAAGCTAGCATGTCGCCTGAACAGATTCAAGACATTGTGCTGGGCACCGTGCACTCAATGATCACTTCTGGCGATCTGGTGAACGAAATGCCTGGCCGAGACATGGACACCGGCCCTGAAATGCCGCAAGAACAACAGGAAATGCCGCCTCAAGGCGGTATGCCACCACAAGGAATGCCCCAATGATGTACAAGGCCGCTGATTTCGTAGGGATGCTGTTCCTTGCCCGTGATGTGGCGCACAGCGTCCACCTCAACACCCGCAGCTATTCCAAGCACGTTGCGCTCAACACGTTCTATGACAGCATCATCGACCACGCTGACGCTTTTGCCGAAGCCTATCAGGGACGGCATGGTCTGATGGGGCCGATCACATTGCATTCAGCTACCAAGACAGCCAATATCATTGATTTCTTGCAAGGCCAGTTGGATGACATTGAGAAATGCCGCTACGAAGTGGTGGACAAATCTGATTCATCTTTGCAGCAATTGATTGACAATATTGTTGAACTGTATCTCACAACCCTGTATAAACTTCGCTTTTTAGCGTAAGGGGTTACTATGGCAACGTACAACAAATTTCAACCAGCAATTGAGAACCTGTTTGAAGGTATCAATTCTGGTTCAGACTCATGGGTGATCAAGTTAGCCACAGCGGTAAACCAAGCTGCGGGGACGATTACCGAAGTTGCAAACGGTAACGGCTACACAACGGGCGGTAATGCGGCTAGTACAACTAGCTCTTCGCAAACTGGCGGTACGTTTAAGTTGGTATTGGCAAGTCCAACGGTTTGGACAGCGTCTGGCGCTGGCTTTAGTTTTCAGTACGCAATTTTGACTGATTCAACATCAGGCACAAACGTGGCTTATTGGGATTACGGATCAAGCCAAGCTGTAGCGGCAAGCGAAACAGTTACTGTAACTTTAGACGGCACTAACGGTGTGTTCCAAGCAACATGAAGATTGACTTTTCTTTTCCATCGCAGTACGGCACATTTTCAGATGCTTTGCATTTGCCAGACGATCATGGATTGTCTGATGAGCAGATTGAAACGATGAAACAGCAAAGGTTTGATAACTGGATTGCTGTAATAACCGCACCTCCTATTGAGGAGGTCTAATGGCTGACCGTTACTGGGTTCTTGGCACAGGGACATGGGATTCCACAAGCACAACTAACTGGTCATCGTCCCTGCCGTTGTCTTTTACCGCAAGTCGTTCTGGCACTACCTTAACAACTGTTGGCTCACCGGCACTTGTTGCTGGCATGACTGTGTACAACGCATCAGGCACAAGTCTTGGCACAATAGTAAGCGGCAGTGTAAATACATGGACTACATCTAACAGCGGAACAGTATTATCTCAAACTTGCGTTGCCGCAAATCCCAGTGCATCTGTTCCAACTGCGGCAGACAATGTGTTTTTTAATGCCACTTCAAACATAGGTGCTGGCTCATTTACAGTCACTATGGTAAACACGCCAAGGGTCTGTAATGACTTCACAGCGTCAGGTCTTGATGGAACGATGACGTTGGCGGGTACAAGTATTGGATTGACAGTATCAGGTAGTCTGACTTTTCAAGCCACAAACTTTACCCGCACATATACAGGCACAACTACATTTAACGCAACAACAACAGGTAAAACTGTAACTACCAATGGTGTTAGTTTTACTGGATCAGTTGATTTTAATGGTGTTGGCGGGGGCTGGACGCTAGGTAGTGCATTAAGTCTTGGTGCGTCTGTTACTCTTATTGTTAGTAACGGAACTTTTGATAGTGGTATATATAACATATCTGGGCTACAGATTAGCTCATCAAATTCAAACACAAGAACAATAAATTTAAATTCTTCAACTGTTACGTTAGGTGGTTCATCACCTGTAATTTTTACAACTAGCACAGGACTAACTTTTAATGCTGGGACATCAACAATAAATGGTTCACACGCAAGTCCTATTTTTGCGGGTGGTGGACAAACTTTTTACAACGTATCATTTACATCAACATCATTAGCTACGCCATCAATCTCAGGCGCAAATACATTTAGGGACTTAACCATAACAGGTAGAACTGCTGTTGGGATTGGCGTATTAAGTCTTAGCGCAAACCAAACAATAAATGGCACATTAACGCTAAGCGCAGGCACTACTTCTGCATGTCGCACAATGGTTGCCTCTGACACTATTGGAACTCCGCGTACATTAACAGTTGCAACTATTGCATCTTTAACTGATATTGATTTTAGAGATATTGTTGCCGCTGGCGCATCAGGTACTTGGTCAGGAACTAGGTTGAGTGATTGTGGCGGCAATAGCAACATAACTTTTCCTGCGGCTAAGACTGTTTACTATATCCAAACAGGGTCAAATAATTGGGGAGGAAGTTCTTGGTCTTTAACATCTGGAGGCTCGGTATTAAATGCCGCATTTCCATTAGCACAAGATACAGCAATATTTGATGCGGCTACATATCCCGCATCGGGTTCTACAACAACTATTAATGCCAACTACAACATTGGCACAATAGATATGTCGTTAAGAACGTCAAACACTATGACGTTGGCAACAGGAACAACTACACCAGCAATTTATGGTAATTGGATAAATGGATCAGGAATAACAATATCCGGCACAGGAACGCTTACGTTTGCTGGTCGAACTACACAGCAAATTACAAGTTCTGCAAAAACATTTACTCAACCAATAGATATTAATACTTTAAGTGGTTCGGTTACTTTGCAAGATGCGCTGACAACAAGTGCAGGCGTAGCAACAACGCTAACAAACGGCACATTAGACCTTCAGTCATACACATTAAGCGCACTTCGATTTAGTTCAACCAACGCAAACACTAGAACAATTGCTTTTGGTACAGGTAATATTACTTGTATTGATACGGGTACTGTGTGGACTACATCAACGGCTACAAACTTAACAACAACTGGAACTCAAGTTGTTAACGTAACAAGTACAGGCGCTACTGCTATTACTGTAACTCCTGGCGGTTTGTCTGAAGCAAACTCTATCAGTTTTAATTTTACTGGTGGAACTTATGCGCTTACGTTTTTAGCAAATACAGGTCATTCTGCAAGAAGTGTTGATTTTACTGGGTATGCAGGAACTTTAGGGGTAATTAACAACGTCACAATTTACGGAAATTTAAAGTTGTCCACGGGAATGACACTTACTGCTAGTACAAATGCAATAACATTTGGCGCTACAAGTGGTACTCAGCAAATAACTACAAATGCAAAAACGATAGATATTAGAATTAGCTTTAATGGTGTTGGTGGAACATTCCAACTTCAAGATGCGTTGACAATGGGTTCTTCAAGAACTGCTACGTTAACCAATGGCACACTTGACTTATTTGGTAAAACATTAACTGTTGGAACTGATTTTATAACCGCCTTAGGCACAAAGAATTTAACCTTTAATGGTGGGACATTAGTCTGTCCAACAGCCTCTACAACCGCATTTAATAACGCACAACCCACAGGATTCACTACAACAGCAGGAACAGGCACAGGCACGATCTCAATGACTGCCGCAACTGCCAAGACGTTTGCTGGTGGTAGCTCTACATTCAACTGCACATTAAATCAAGGTGGTGCTGGTGCTTTGACCATTACAGGCTCAAACACATTCAGCAACATTACAAACACAGTTCAGCCAGCATCAGTCTTGTTTACAGCAGGAACAACCAGCACGTTCACCAACTTCAGTTTGTCAGGCACGGCAGGAAACTTGATAACCATTGGCTCTGTCACTGCCGCAAGCCACACGCTATCTAAGGCAAGCGGTACTGTAAGCGCAGACTTCTTGTCTATCAGTCAATCTACAGCTACTGGCGGGGCAGGATGGTACGCAGGGGCTAACTCCACAAATGGCGGCAGTAACTCAGGATGGATATTCACAGCACCACCTGGCGGCGGTTACACCATAGCGGCAAACAATGGCTCATACACAGTAACTGGTCAGTCTGCCACCTTGCTACGCTCAAAGGCTTTATCGGGGGCTTACGGTGTCTATACCATAACTGGACAATCTGCTACACTTTCCAAAGGCAGATTTTTACTAGGTGATTTTGGAACGTACAGCGTAACAGGTCAAAATGCCGTTATCACCTATGGTTCAGTAACAATTAACACAGATCAATTGTTGGTTAAACTTCGGTCATTTACCGAAAGAAGGAGATTTTGAATGGCTATTAACCTCAAAGCAATTACCTCTACGATGGGGTACCAGCAGATCACAAGTCTTAGTTCGGCGTCTAAATTAACAGTACCAGCTAGAGATTTGAATGGTTTGGCAGGCACCCCCCGCATTGCAATCATTACCCCCGAAACCCAAGCTGTGCGTTGGCGTGATGATGGCGTGGCACCTACAGCTTCTGTTGGTATGCCTTTGGCAGCCGGTGTTACTTTGCAATACGACGGCGATCTGTCGCAAGTTCAATTTATTGAACAAGCCGCTAGCGCAAAGTTAAACATTACTTACTATTCATAACGAGGCCAAAATGAACATTTCTAACGATACTCCCGCCTTGAATTACGTTGAATATTTTACCAAACAGTTGCCTGTAGATTTGGCCACTATGGCCGCTTTGAGGGATGAATTAGCTGTACGCCAAGGTGCGTTATCCGCTGCTCAAGACGCAGTGGTTGACCGTGCCAAAGCTGCCGCAGAATTGGCAACCGCCAAAACTCAAGCTGCAGAAATGGTGGCATCAGCCAAAGACAAAAACGACAAAGCCAAAATTAAAACCAACGAGCTTGCTGCTCGCGAGCTTGATTTGGCCAACCAAGTTAAGGCGTTTGAAATTTCTAGCGCAGAACGTGACGCCGCGTTGACCACACGCGAAAATACTTTTGACACCCGCCAACGTCGCCACAGC